TCGCAATAACACTGGTTTTTGTGTTACCGTTTGTAATTCGCCTACAAAAGCGTTGATAAGAGTGTTATTGCTCCTTTTCCTAGGAACCCCAACAACTCGTCCCAGAAGGGATCCATTCCGGGAAGATCTTTAGACTTAAGAGAACCTTTCCGTTTAGTAACGGTCCTCATGTCTGCAGAATTAGCACGTTTAATGTAGTTGTGTAACATATCTACATGGGCATGTGCTGATGGCCCATGTGAAGGTTTGACATAGTTAACTGTCCCATTAGCTATAGCTTCATAGTAACAGACCACGCGAACCTCCACGGTGCTGCCGACAGTAAAACCAGTCCCAATCAAACCGACTAGAAGGTGGTCCCACTTATTTACGACGTCAGGAGTTCCAAAGACTTTATTAGGTGGACCTGTTGGAAACCACGCATGAGGGTCCAAAGACAGGAACGCGATTCGCAGCCCGTCTTTGAGCTCATTTGTGGATACTTCAAGTCCCCCTTGAGTCTTGGCGAGATCCTCTCTTGTAGTCGGAGCACCACTCCCCATCTCCATATGGATTGACTGATTGTGGCTACCAACTCCAATAATACCGGCCTTCTCATCGTCTCGACCTGTGTATTTGATCTCTATGCCAGCATGGACCAATCTGATATTATTAAAATCAGTAAACAGTGACGCCGCTTGTGAACTTGCGTTCCAAGTGACGGTACCTACGTTGTCCCATGTGACTACGCCCGCCGCCGTCTGTGAAAACCCTGCTGCCTGATTGAGGTCAGGATAAGGAGAGAAGAGACTACGCATATTTCCATCTGCGTCAGCCACCAACTCATAACTATCAACAGTTTCCACTGCTATAGTTTTCACAGCTAGGTCGTCTGGGACTTTGACACCATTCCAATCCCCACCCGCTGGATCAATAGCAGCCGCCAAATACTTGGCATGGGCCTCTGTGAATGGATTTATAATCCCATGATCTGGACTAAAGTCCGGAACACCTTTCGAAGGAAAAATTCCTCGGAAAGGATTTAAATTGCTTGGATCAACACGTTTATTCTTTGATTGTTTTCCTTTAACCATAGTTGAAAATAAGAGAATCACAATTAGAACGTATACTCCCTTGGGCATTCTTCGAAAGTGTGAACGTCCCGCGAGGAAGTTGTTGAAGAGATGGAGCATGGCACTAAGCAACCAAGTACAATGATGTGTAGAATAGGCATAGACCAAATGAGGAAGAACACTCATTACGTGCGGGTCTAACCATGTTTCAGCAGCTCCATAAAACCACCTAATCCATGGGAAGAGGAAAAACAAATATTCCTCTACTAAGAACCCGTAGTCAAAGCTGTATTCCGCAAGATCATCGAAAGATTTTTCCACCACCTCAGTGTCAATGTCACTGTAGTAAGTCATGATACCGCCATCTAGCAGTGTCTCATAACCCTGGGCAAACAGAGGATTTTCAATCACACAAGGAAAATCCTCGTAGTCCAGTTTGGAAAAATGCTCTTGGATGCTTATAATTTGCCACACCTCTAGACCAGAAATTTTAGCCAAACTCTCAACACCTTCTACAGTCACCATATCGATGTTGGGACTGGTATTTTTGTGTTGAAAATAGTTTGGTAATATATAAGGCCCAGGTGAAGCTAATTTAAGAAGGAGTGGTCCAATGATGGGTACGTGCGCAGCAATTGGTAGCATTGAGATGGCTGTTCCTCTCAATAACCTTTCATGGTATTTCTTTGGCCAACTTCCAAGGTTGAGACCCAATTTGGTCAAAACTTTGAAAGGGTTCACACCCCATTTTGAACCGTAGAAATAACCACTACAATAACTGAGATTAGTCATATCAGGCATCCTTTTAACTGACACTTTCATACCTAGGCGGGCATAAAAATTTCTAATAGTGTCCTCATCGATTTTCCGATGGCTCCCCAAAAAGTTGTCGTCGCCCTTAGCAACTGACACGACCCCTTCTCCAAAGAGGTAATAAACAATTGCGAGGTTTATAATGCTGTTAAACAAACTTGTCCAGAGATCACCAGATCTTCGAGAATGTTTCATAGAATAATGCACACCTTTTCCCGATCCAAAGACTGGCTTCCAGTTCTTTCTGATTAAGGGCCAATCTTCAGGCTGGTATGGAGCAAACTTTTCAATCAACCAAATTTCAAAATCATACCAAGGAGCTTCAATCGAACCATCCCAACTCGAAACGTCCAATTCATACACCCACCCCCGAGCTTCACACTCCTTTGCCTTAAGGAAGAGTTGCTCAGCAGTAAGGTCTGAATCGTAGGTTAGATCATTATCAAAACCCAGTATAGTCTTAAACCAACACGCTAGAGTATAAAAATACACCCCAAGATGGTTTTGGAACGAATCGTCTCGCTTAGTAATCATTCGTGCTTTAGGGTTGACCTTTGGATAGCTCTCGTCTTTGACAAATGTCGAACACTTGAAACTATTTTCGTGCAAAGGTTCAGCTTCCTCCATATCACGGGCACGTCTAGAAGCCAGGTTGGACAACCATTCTGCTCTTGTTTTCCATTCCCAAGGGCCTTTATGTTGCTTATTCAAAAATAACTTGAAATTTTCAGCAACTTGGCTTATGAGATCTGGGTCATAGTCCAGCTCTGGCTTTTGGTGAGTGTATCGCATGCGTAGTGCTTGGTGTATTGAGTGGCAGCAATTGGTAACAACTGTAATGCCACAGTTGACAATAAACATACAGTATGTTGAGACATAAACTGACAGTGACTTCAATTTTGCACACTCTTCATGATAATAGCTGGGCAACTTGATTCTGCAATCCTCTCTCATAGGAGGCAACTTGACATCCTTTGGACACTGTCGTTTCAGATAAAGATTGTTATATCTAAACACATTGTGTTCAGTCCAATCTTCAATATCTGGTGACAACACCATACCAAAGAGTGAAAGGCTACAAAACTCAAGTTCGACCAACCACCAATAAACCATATAAGAGATGTGGAAAATCATGACGGCACCGGCCTCAAAATACCCCAATACCACATAGGTTACCAAGACGATTGCTCTCCTGCTTGTAGCCCTCAATGGTGTCTTGAGAGTTACAAATGATAACAGGCACGCTAATGTCCAGTAGTCCATATGTATCATGACCAACGCATACAGAATCACAAACAATCCTACTATATGGAAACTCCACATTTCACTCTCAAACGCTTCTACCATAGCAACAACAGTGTCACCAGGCAATCCACGTTTTGTTGTGAGAAATGAACAAAAGGCTGCCTTACGCATCTCGTCAGAATTTTGAGCACTGAGAATATGAAATTCCGTACACATCTCAGCAAATTCTGGCGTCAGCATGAAGCTTTCTATTTGCTCTAAAGCTCCCCTCCATAGGATGTTGTGATTTCGCAAAAAGGAAAGTGCAGCTTTAGAAGAGTATTTGAGATCGAATCTTTTCCCAAATCGAATAGCATACTTAGCGGCATGCCAACAAGCCTTTCTGACCTCTTCCAACTTGTCAAGATAGATCCAATCTATTCCCTCATCAGGTAACTGCCTAAAGGGTCCGAAACTACGCTCTATGGGCGCATTGAGTGGGTAAACATCAAATTCACCCTCTATGAGCTCATTAGTATCCGGACAAGTCCATGAAGTGACTATCCTTCTCCGACCCTCTAGTTCCTCGACTTCTACGTATCCTATCTCGAGTCGAGTTAACTCAAACTCAGAAACAGTCCAATCAGAGTAATCATTCCCTCCACCATCAGGGAGCACTACTTCTTCTTCATCATCACTCGTATCGCCGTCAGCCAAGATTCCCTTATTAGCTTCTGTATGGTAGTACATGAAATGGCACTTTGACCCATACTTACACTCACCATTGTATCCCCATCCCTTACACGGCCTTCTGTAGGCCACGTTATGTGTATGGGCTAGAGGACACTTCTTCTTCATAGAACACCGCCCTTTTTCACTGTAGTATTTACAGTAGACGGCTTCTTCATCCTTCTCATCAAACGGATCCAAATCAGCCAGTGATTGAAGCTGATCTTCACCGTCACGCACTGAC